AGTGTGTCGGAAGCTACAGCACTCTATCCTAAATGATGATATGGAGTGGTTTGAGAGGATACAGAATTATGGAGATGGTGGTGTGGCACTGGATGGGTTGAAAGAGGCGGGGCCGCTTAAAGCATTCAGGCAGTGGGATAAGGCACGTCAGGGGCTGATGGCGGATTTAAGTTTAAGGCCACGAGATATGGCGGGATTATGGAACCTGGATAAAACAGATAATGATGAGCAGGATATGTTTACATAATGAAACCCGGCACTATCTGGAAGATAATTAGACATCTTGAGGGGCTGGTAGAAGCCCTGAAAGCGGAGCTTAAATAATGAACTACTAAAATAATTTACATTTACACTTGGAGGGTTCGCGTGTTAACGCTACCCTTATTAACTCATTAATACTGAGTTGGTGGGGGTTTTTTATTATGAAGAAAGCACACTTTGATAAAGACAAAGCCGAGCGGGTAAAGCAGTTTATCCGTGCCCGATGCTCTCACACTAGCGGGGAGTGGGCGGGGCAGAAATTTATCTTACTCCCGTGGCAGAACGAGATAATAGATAAACTATTCGGGATGGTGTATGAGGACGGGTCACGTCAGTATCGCTTTTGTTATATAGAGATACCTAAAAAGAACGGCAAGACAGAGCTGGGCGGGGCCATAGCCGACTATGCTTTAATAGGTGAAAACGAGCAAGGGGCAGAGATATACCAAGCCGCCGCAGACCGTGACCAAGCAGGACTTTGTTATAGGGCCTCATCTATCATGGTACAGAACGACGACAAGTTATCTAAGCGCCTACAAGTGCTGGACGGACGCAAGCGGATTATAGATCATCAAACACATTCTTTTATACAGGTACTTTCATCAGAGAGTTTTACCAAACATGGGCTAAATCCGTTTACCGTCTTAATAGATGAGATACACGCGCACCCAAATAGGGAATTATACGATGTATTGACGAGTGGCACCAACTACGCAAGGGACGGCAACGCTATAGGTCATAGGCAGTTGGTTATAATAATGACTACTGCGGGAGTGTATGACCCTGAATCAATATGGTGGGAGATAAGGAATCATGCAATCAAGGTGCGGGATGGTGTGATTAAAGATGATTCATTCTTACCTGTACTGTATGTAGCAGACCCACATAAGGATGATCCCCACTCTGAGGAACTGTGGGCGAGAGTTAACCCATCTATAGGGCATATATTTTCACTAGATACAATACGTGCTGACTACGGGAGGGCTAAAGATAACCCCGCTGAGTGGAATAACTTTAAAAGATTCCGCCTAAATATTCCCGCGCTCTCAGAGGCCCAATGGATACCCACCGAAAAATGGAACGCTTGTGGTAATGAAGAATTAAATGAAAAAGATTTTACTGGACGGCTATGTTATGCTGCCCTTGACTTGTCGAGTACAACAGATTTGACGGCTCTTGGTTTAGTCTTTCCGCCTAAAAAAGAAGGGGATAAGTTTAGAGTTCTAACGCGCTTCTTTATGCCGAAAGATAATATTATGCACCGTGTTAAAACAGATCGTGTGCCCTATGACGAATGGGTAGGGGAGGGATATATACAAGCCACACCGGGAGGCACGGTTGACCATGATTTCATTATTAACCAATTGATAAAAGACGCTTCCCAATTCAATATCATGGAGGTAGCTTTTGATAGATGGGCCTCTGCTTATGTTATTTCAGGATTAGAAAAGGCTGGATTCATGGAGGAAAAGGAGGGGCTGTACGGACAGCGAGTAATGGTTAAGTTCGGGCAAGGCTATGTTAGTATGGGGCCAGCCATGAAGGAACTTGAAAAGATAATCAGGTCTGGACAGTTGGAACATTTTAATAACCCCGTACTTAGATGGAACGCGGCAAACGTATATGTTGATTTCGATAACGCGGAGAACATGCGCCCCAATAAGAAGAAATCAACTGACAGGATAGACGGAATAGTGGCCTTGATAATGGGAACTTATAGGGCGGTAGTTTGTATGGGCGAAGGTAACAAGCAACCGAGGATAACGGTATTATGAGAAAAGAATTTAATTGGTTAGCCCACGATGAAAAGGGAAGCCCTATATGTAATTATTGTAGAAGGCCCCTTGATTACTTTGTAGTAAAAGACAGAGATAAAACTGTCATTTATGAAATATGTAATTGTATAGAGAAAGGGGAGGTGTGATGGCACAGATTAACTTAGACGGAGTAATTGTAAACGAGGCAAGCCCTGCTTATGTTATAGCAGAGATAGGGCATAATCATATGGGGGATGTAAACATAGCCCTTGATATGATAGACGCAGCGGCGGCGGCGGGTGCGGATTGTGTCAAGTTCCAACGTCTTGACGCGCAAAAGTTGTTTACAAAAGCCGCGTATATGGAACCCTATAACAGCGAGAACGCCTTTGCACCGTTCTATGGTCAACACCGTGATGCGTTGACGCTCTCTGACGATGACTTTAAGAGAGTGTTCGCCCGGTGTCAGGAAGTTGGGGTTACTTTTGCATGCACCCCCTTTGAGGAATGGAGTGCCGATTTTATTCAGAAGCTAGGGTGTCAGGTGTTCAAAATGGCTTCGTTTCATATGCATGACCAAGCGCTGATATTTCATGTAGCTGCTTTTGACAAGCCTATGATACTCAGCACGGGCAATAGTACCAAGACAGAAGTAGAAGAGTTATGCAACGCCCTACATGGATTCCCCGAAACAGACAGGTATGCGCTATTGCATTGCACATCAGAGTACCCAGTGCAGGACCCAACACATATTAATCTTGGAGCTATATCTAATTTAATAGATGACTTCCCTAATATTGTATGGGGATACTCGCACCACTTTGTTAGTCCCTTCCCGGCTGCGTTGTCTTATTCTTATGGCGCTAGGATTATCGAAACACACTTCACGCTTAACAGGGCATGGAAGGGGACTGACCAGAGCTTTAGTATTGAGCCTGATGGCTTGCGATGGCTAGTTAACCAGTTAAGGTTAAACCATGCAGTATGCGGGACTAGAAAGACTCCATATAGAGAAGAAACAAAACCTATACGTAAAATGTCTCGTTCTATTTACCCCAAGCGTGTTATATCTGCGGGAGAAACAATACTTGTGGATGATTTGGAATTACGCGCGCCCGGTGACGGACTAAGCCCCTCGCAAATGTCTTTAGTGGTTGGGCGTGTGGCGGAAAGAGAACTACAAACAGGAAAGGCAATAAGTACAGGTGATTACCGATGATATTCAAATGCGAGGTGTGTAACGATTGGAAAGACGGCGAGGGGACGGATAAATGCTTGAATTGCGCGGAGTATAAGTACGTAGGATATGAAAAATCACGCCTAGTGGTGGAGTTCTATAGTAATCCATTCGAGGAAATAGCTACCCCTAACGATTGGGAATCCCTTTACCCGGCTTCACGCAAGAATACGGTATGGTGTATGATTAATCGCCTTGACAGGCGGGAGGCTACCATGCTTACACAGTATTATTTTCTGGAAATGACACAAACTGACATAGCAGTATATCATGGTGAAACACAGCAAAATGTTAGTAAAATAATAGCCCAAAGTATAGAAAAAATAAAGAATATTTAAAAAAAGCGTTGTATTCTATATCTATCTATATAGATGGGAATAATAACGCGCTTCAAAAGAGCTGCCAATGAATTAAGGGGAAATCCCAATAATCCATTGCATTGGCCTGGGTTAACTAAGTATCTAACTCTTTCCGCATCCGGTCAAGTAGTAGACCCTGATACAGCCATGTCACAAAGCGCAGTTTTTGCCTGTGTCAAGATAATTTCAGAGACATTAGCAAGCCTACCTGTGTTTTTGTATAGAAGAAAACCAGACGGCTCACGGGCTCCTGCCACAAATAAAACCCTATTCAATGTTTTGCATGACCAGCCTAATCCCGTATGGTCTTCATTTGAATTTTATGAATATCTCACTTCCTCTGTGGAATTAAGGGGTAATGGGTTTTGCTGGCGTGAAGTCAATAATGCAGGGCAAATAATAGCTCTCTGGCCCTTAGATACTAATGGCATGACATGGGAAGTGGGGATAAACTCAAAGGGTGCCCGCAGAATAACCAAGTATATATATACTTATCCAAGCACCATCGGGGCTGCGTCTATTACTTTTTCGCCTGATGAGATATGGCATATAAAGGACGCAATAGGTCCGGACGGTGTTAGTGGGCAGTCAAGAATAACACAGGCTGCGACTACAATAGGGCTTTCACTCTCCGCTGATGAATACGGCTCTAAATTCTTTGCTAATGATGCCACGCCGAGCGGTTTACTGGTTACGCCTGGCATTCTTCAAGAAGATGCAAGAAAGCATATGAAAGAATCATGGAACGAGATACACCAAGGCTCTGAAAATGCGTTTAAAGCCGCCCTTATGGAGGGTGGGGTTACATATGAGCCCATGTCTATGAATAATGAGGATGCACAATTCATACAAACCCGTTCCTTCCAGGTTGCGGATGTATGCAGGATATTCCGCGTTCCAACTATTATGGTCGGCGGTGCGGGGGAGGCGGATAAGTCAAACACCTTTGCCAGCGCAGAACAGCAGATGCTTTCATTCTCGCAGAACACTGTAAGGCCATGGGCGGTGCGGTTTGAAAGAAATATGTCTAGCAATCTGCTTGATGAGAAGGAACGTAAAAGCCTTTTTGTCGAGTTTAAGCTTGAGGGACTTCTAAGGGGTGACTTTAAGACCCGGATGGAAGGCTATAAAATCGGGCGTGAAATAGGTCTGTATAGTGTTGACGAAATACGCAACATTGAAAACCTTGACCCGTTAGGCGAAGCGGCTGGCGGACAAGACCATATAATGCCGATGAACTTTAAGAAATTAAACGAGGAATCGGAAACGGAGACTGAAACAGAACCCGTACAGGAAGAATTGCCAATGGAGGATGATAGTGGCGAGTAATATAGAAAAGCGTACAATGGATTTTGAAGTACGCATTGAAGAGCGCGAAGGGGAAGCCCCTAAAATAGTAGGTCATGCTGCGGTATTTAATCAGGAAGCAAATATTGGCGGTATGTTCAGGGAAATGGTAGCCCCCGGCGCATTTGCTAAAAGCCTAAAAGAGAAAGACGATGTAAGGGGCCTATTTAACCACGATGCCAACTTTATACTAGGACGTACTAAATCAGGCACCTTAAAACTAAGTGAAGATAAAGACGGACTACGCACAGAGATAACGCCGCCAGATACACAGCTTGTGCGTGATCTTGTGCTGGAGCCTATGAGGCGCGGTGACATAGACAAGATGTCATTTGGGTTTGAGGCAAAGGCGCAGGAGTGGCGCGATGGTGAGGACGGTGAACCGGATTTAAGGATAATAACAGAAGCTAAATTGTGGGATGTTTCCGCCGTTACTTTTCCCGCTTATGACGGAACGGACGTTGCGGTACGCTCACATGATGAGTATATAAAAAACAAGAAAGATTCCCGCCAGAGTATAAACAACAAAAAGAGAAGGTTAAAAATAATCAAGATGGAGGAAAGCAATTGAAAACTCTAAAAGAATTAAGGGCAGAGAGAGCGGAAACAGTTAGTGATCTCTCAGCTCTCCTTGATAAGGTAGAGGCAGAAAAGCGTGAAATGACAGACGAAGAGGAAAAAGCATGGTCAGGCATGGAGGAGCGCGAAGCGGAACTTAACGAGGAAATAGAAAAAGCCGAAAAAAGGGAGGCTCGCAGAGCAGACCTTGATAAGAAAATTGACGAGCTTCAAAAATCCGCCGAGCCAGAAGCAAGGGCATTTAATCCCAATGTGATACAGATGGAGAAGAGGGATATTGACACTGATAAGGAGTTTAGGGGCATTGGTGAGATGCTTCATTCCATACGGTTTAAGCCCAACGATAAAAGGCTAGGCGCTCTTTATGATTCCCGTGAACAGTCCATGACGGACGGCGTTAAGGGTGGATTCATGGTTCCGCAGCAGTTCATGAATACGCTTATGAGTATTTCACCTGATGCAGCTATACTCAGAAGTCGCTCTAGGGTTATCCCTGCTGGTTCGCCGCCTGATGCAGCTATCACTATCCCTGTGCTAGACCAGACATCTTCGTCTAATGTCTATGGCGGTGTGGTAGTGGATTGGATAGAGGAGGGCGCGACTAAGCCCGAAACTGACCTTGACTTGCAGGAGATTGAACTTAAACCCAAAGAGGTTGCGGGGCATATTGTTACTACGGATAAGCTTTTACGTAACTGGCAAGCCGCTGACTCTCTCCTGGGAGCGCAGTTGATGGCAGCTAAGACAGGCGCGGAAGAGTACGCTATTTACACTGGTAGCGGTGTAGGACAGCCCCTTGGTGTTCTTAACTCACCTGCTCGGATAAACTACACTAGGGCTGGCGCTAATGCGATAGCCTACGCTGATGTAGTTGGGATGCTTGCCAGACTCTTGAGGCGTGGTGGCACACCCGTATGGGTTTGTAACCAGACGGTTATCCCACAGCTTGCCAATATAGTGGATGCAAACAATAACAACATCTTTGTATTTGATGTTGCGGCTGGACTTCCTGCTTCTCTACTCGGATACCCAATTGTATTCAATGAGAGGGTTGCAAGCCTTGGGAGCACAGGCGACCTTTCACTGCTTGACATGAGTTACTATCTTATTAAGGATGGTTCGGGGCCGTTTATAGCGTCCTCTGAGCATGTCCACTTTACAAGAAACAAGACGGTTATAAAGATGTTCTGGAACGTTGACGGGCAGCCCTGGTTGCGCGAACCTTTACAGCTAGAGGCTGGTTCTTCAACGCTTAATAACTCTGCCTCAACTGACACCGTTAGCCCGTTCATAGTGCTGAACTAAAGGAGGAAACAATAGATGAATACACATGGCAGATTAGGGGAGTTCAAGGATATATTTCTTGAGCCTCTTTCAATTTCTTCGGCGGCTGGCACTACCAGTTTGGTTTACGATGTGTCAGACGCAACGCAGTTCACGGTTATAGTAGGGGGCGGTACGGCGCTGGCCGGAACGACTGCCAACAACCCCGCTATTACTGTTAGGCAGTCTGGCGATTCAGCCGGAGCTACATCAACTACAATAACAGGAGCCACTGGTTCGCTTGGTATATCCACAGCGCTACAGGTTCCCAACGCTAAAACAGCGCTGATTACAATGACAACCGCTGCTACGCTTACTAACAGCCTAGTCATTAACGGCGTGACGCTTACTTACTCAACCGCGCCACAGTCTACAGCGGCCTCTAGTTATACCTTTGGTTCTTCCCTTGGCGCTACAGCGGAGGGTGGGCTAGAGGGTACAATGGCCTCTCTTGCCACGGTTATTAACGCTTCCACCGCGCTAGGAGAGAAGCTGATTGCCTCTACAGTCACAACGGCGGCCTGTCAGATTATGGTCCGAAGCTCGAATAAGAGCACTGATGTTAATGTGGCAGCAACTGGCGTTCAGTTCACACCTACTATAATCAGGCAGCAGTCAATTATAGAGGTGCCAGTGGATAGGCTGAACAGTACGTCACAGTACGTATTTTTCACCGTAAGCTCTGCCTCAACAGCCATAGCTCTTGGTGGTTCGCTTATCAAGTCCGGCATAAGGTATAAACCGCCTCATCAGGTTGGACAGTACGTCAAGACGCCGACAACTTAGCTTTAACGGGGAGGGGGCAACCCCTCCCCATATTTACACGGTAGGGATAAGGGCAATAAAAAACTATATGGAGGATTATGCAAGAAAAGCCAAAGAAAGTTTTTATTGTGGGGTGCGCGCCTTCCCGAAACATGGTGCCGTGGAACGAAGTTAAAGAGGGTAAAGCGGAAGCATGGGGGGTTAACAATCTATGCCACTCAATGCCGCTGGCCCAATTTCCGTTTACCCGTTGGTTTGAAATACATCATATTGATAAACTGGAAGACGGGACTTTCAGGCGTAGATTTGACCCTGTATTCAGGAATCAGAAAGTGAATGATTACTTAATGGGTGGAGAATTTCAGGGGCAGACTGTGCCGGGTTTAGCTGATTTAAACATACCTGTTTATATGCAGAAGCTATGGCCAGAAGTTCCCAACTCTATAGTGTACCCGGTAGAGCAAATGGTAGCTCAGTTTGGGGATTACTTCACTAACTCTATTTCTTTTCAGCTAGCTCTTGCTATATCAGAAGGGTTTGAGGAAATCCATGTTTACGGCGTGGATATGGCTGTTAGCTCGAAGATGTTTTTGCATGACGAATACGCGCAACAGAGGCCGTCTTGTGAGTATTTTTTAGGTATAGCACAAGGACGGGGAATAAAGATATTTATTCCTGACACAAGTGATTTACTCAAGACCAGGTTTATGTATGGCTATGAAGAGCCAGAGACTCACAAATGGCAGAAAAAGACACAGGAAATGTTAGTAAACATAGCACAGCAAAAAGCCAAAGCGGAGCACAGCTTAAACGAAAACCAGCGGAAGCGTGACCAAGCCATTGGGGCTGATTTAGCTATAAGGGAAATGGATAAGATATGGCAGTAAGGGCGAAGCTGTTAAAGGGATGCTACGCGGGGAATGCTGGCGATATTGTATTGATAGACAATATGGATGATTTTAACCGCCTTCTTAAATTAGGTTATGCGCTACTGGAAGCTTACGAGACGGCGGCTAAGTCCACGCCCGAAACCAGAAGGCGAGGGAGGCCGAAGAAAAATGCTAAAAGATAAGTCGCCATAATATGTGGGCGCAAATATACTTTGATGATATAAGCTCAACCTTTACGGTTTTAAGTTCTGTTACCTATAAGGCTATGCCGGGAAGCACGGCGTTTACTGGCGAATCATTTAGTAATGATTACTTTAAGACAGAGCCAGCCGACTCAACAAGCGCAAGGATAATAATAGGGCGTCTAGGTAATGGTGTTGCCCGTGCGCAATGGGCTGCGTCTTTCACGGGGAACCAAGGAAACAATACGTACCATATAGCTATGTTTCGTAACGGCACAAAATTGGAAAACTTAAGCGCGGAAAGGAAGTTAGGTACGGCGGGAGATATAGGAAACGCTAATTCACATGGCTTTATTAAAGTTAAAAACGGGGATTCTATAGACATTCGCGTGAACGCGGGGGGAACAACGGGGGTTCAAGTTACTTTCAACCACTGCAATATGAATCTCCAATTAATAACTACAAGCACACATTTTGGAACGGTGTAAAATGGCTTTACTACAAACTGTAGCGCCGACAAGCGAACCTGTGACACTTGCAGAGACAAAGCAACATCTAAATATAGACCATGCGGATGATGACAATTTGTTGCAGGGTTTTATTGTAGCGGCAAGGCATCAGGCTGAAAATTATATGAAGCGCCAAATAATGCCAGCTACATTTAAGTATATATTCAGGGATTTTAGAAACTCTACGCAAATTGTGGAGCTTATGCGCTCCCCTCTTTCAACTGTTTCCAGTAATGTGAGCATTGAGTATAGGGATTCAAATAATAGCACTCAAACGATAGCCGCGACTGCTTATGATGTTGATTTTGAGCGTGTGCCGGGGCGTATTTATCCATCATACAATAATACGTGGCCTAGTGATATTTTAAGTGACCATCCCAAAAGCGTTCAAGTTACTTATGTCTCAGGCTATACCGATAGGGCAGCCGTACCACAATTAATAAAGAATTGGATAATGCAGAGGGTTGGGGTTATGTACGAATACAGGGAGGAATTAACTCCCGACTCTTTCACAAACATTGGACATGATTATACAATGGGGCTGCTTGACCCGTTTAGAGTGGTGAGGTTTGCAACGTGATTAGGGTTCTGAATGGCTAAAACATTTGGGGGGGGGCAACTCAGGCATGTTATTAAAATACAGGAGAAATCCGTTACACGTAATAGCCTTGGTGAAGAGGTTGTAACGTGGGTTGATACGTCTTCCAGTGTGAGGGCAAAGGTGATACCTATAAGCGGGAGTGAGACATTTAATGACCCGCAAATGACCAGTCAGGAAGTGAAGGAATTTCATATAAGATACAGAAGCGGGGTAGCCCCGAAAAACAGAATTATATACAATGACGTATCATACAATATTGAGGAAATAATAGACGAAGACGAGCGTAGACGAAAACTGACTATCACTGCAATAAAGGTAACTACATAATGCTTGATATATCCATGGACTTCTCACATATAACCAAAACCCTAAAAGCATTGCCACAGCAAATGCAAAAGGATATGCTTGATAAAGCGACAAGGGCGGGAAGCAAAATAGTCAGGAAGGCAACGGTATCCCGGCTACCAAAGGATAAATCCGGCAATCTCATGAAGTCGCTTATAATATCCAAGGTTAAAACACACTCTCCGTTTCTTAGTGTTATGCAGGTTAAGTTTGCGCAAGGCGGGAAGTATAAGGGGTATCATGCGAACCTTATAGAAAAAGGGCATGTGATTTGGAAGCGTAAGAAGCGGGGCCGTGGGTCTGTGGAATCTTCCGGTAAAAAATACGAGATGGAGAGCACGGGAAAGAGAACACGTCCACGCCCCATGTTAAGACCCGCGTTTTTAACAAACAAGACTAACATATTACGAGAGGTTCAAAAATCATTAGGAGTAGAGAATATAGAGCGGCTTGTTCTTAAGAAAATACGGACACGGGCCAGATTGCCAAGGCGCAGGTAATGTCAATAGAAGAAAATCTATATAGTGCCTTGACCAGTTCCACCCTTATCACTGCGTACACTTCTAACAGGGTTTATCCTGTTAATGTACCACAATCTGTTTCATTCCCATATATAGGTTACATGAGAACAGGGAGTGCCCCCACTAATACATTTGAGGGTAGGGATACCAGCCTTGTTAATGCGCTGATTCAAGTGGACGTATTCAGCACTTCTTACGCAACCTCTAAAACCCTCCGAGAAAACG